AAGACACGATACAAAAGCAAAAGCTAAAAAGTGATCTAAAAATAAACCTTAGTTGAGGTTTTTGAATATGAGGTGGTGTATTTACTTACATCACCTCTATTTATTATGAATTGGTGAAAAATGAAAGCAGAAGAACTTAAAAAAACTTTAAGACCTCTTGTCAAAGCCCTAGTCAAAGAAGCGATGCAAGAGGAACTATCCACAGTAATAAGTGAGATAATAAAACAAACAGCAGGGTCAACACCAATAGTAGAACGTAAACAACCTACTATAGATCCAAAATTACAACAAGAAAGAATGATTGCTAAACAAAAAGCAGAATCCGAAAGAAAGAAAATGCTTGAAGACATTAGCAAAAAATCTTATGGTGGTATAAATATATTTGAAGGAACAACTCCTTTAGCTAGAGGTGGCGAGATAAGCGAAAGCAAAGCCTCAGCACCTTCAGCAGCAGATCCTCTTGCTGGCGTAGATCCTCATGATCCAGGCGTTGATATTGGAGGTCTTCTTAAACTTACAGGTGGTTGGAAGCAAATAAGATGAAAAGATTAACAGAAATACAAGTTAGAGAAGTTATAAGAGAAGAAATTAAATCTTATTTATTTGAACAAGATGAAAGTTTTTTTAATAAATATCATAAAGTAACAACTCCTGCTGGTATTGCTTTGTTAGGAATTTTAGCTGGAACAACTTACAATCCAGAAGCACAAGCAACTGAAGAAGTTTATGATACTAGTGGTTTAGAACAATTACAAGGTCTTATTGATGATACTGAACAAAAATTAGTAAGTATGGGTGTTGTCGATCAATATGCTCAAAATTTAATTTCTAGAACTGTTGAATATGGAAACATAGCATTTGAAAAAGAAGTTTCTAAAAAAGGAATTAAAGATCAAGATAGACCAGAAGAATATGAAGAGTTTATGTTGAAAAGATTTCAAGAACTACAAGATCCAGAAAATCTTTCAAAAGTAGCAGCACAAGATTTTCTTACACAAGCACAATCTGTTGGAACACATCAAATTATGTCTGCTCAAATAAATCCACAAACTGGTGAAACAAGTGTTGTTTCACCAGTACCAGCTTATTCTTTACAAGTTGCTTTTGCTAATGAAATGTTAAATGTTGTTACTGAAGAAGAAAAACAAAATCAAAATGTCTATACTAATTTGATTGTTAAATCATTTGATAAAGATTCAAATGCTTATGTAGTACAACCAACTATTCTTCCATTTTTTCAACAAGTGGCAGAGAAGGGTTCACCATTTCAAGCAGCTATATTGGATGTAATACCACAAGTAAGTGTTGCTGCTTCTATATTTGAAGAAGAACAGAACAATAATGCTATGGAAGAAATAAACAAACAAGTAGGTGCTCAAGTTAAAAATAAAAAGTCAATTGAAGAAAATAAAGTTAATAAATTAAGACAAAGAATAAACGAATTGAGAGGTGTTTATGTCTAAGAGCAATAATCTTCACGCAAAAGTAGTCCCAAAGAAGGGAGAACCTTTTGAAAGAATGGTGAAGAGATTTTTAAAGAAAGTAAAAAAAGAAAGAGTTATCGAGCAAGTTAAAGATAGAAGATACTACGAGAAACCATCAGTAGTAAGAAGGAAAGAAAAACTTGCTGCAATTGCTAGATGGAAGAAACATTTAGCAGAGAAAAAAGCGAAAGAATTAGCAAGAGAATCTAATTACAATAAACGCTTTGAAAGCAACAAAAGAAGGGAAGATTAAATATGTCACAAAGTTATCCTTATGGTGTTGGGTTAAGTAACGTAGGTTCTTATCAAGTATCTGGTGTTCCTTATGCTACTTCAAGTATAGCAGCACCATCAAACGCTGGAACTCCAACCCAAGTTTCATTTCCAGATATTACTCAAAGAGTTGTAGTATCAAATGTTAATACTGCTGCTCCTTTAAGAGTTGGATTCTCAGCAAATGGAGTATCTGGGACAAATTACTTTATAATTCCTGCGGCAACATCTACTACTGTTTTCCCATCACAAGATTTTAAAGTTAAAGTATCATCAATATTTTTACTCTCACACACAACAACTCCAACAAGTGCTTCTGTGTTTGCTGAACTTACAAATATTGGAACATCACATTTACAAAATTCTGGACCTAATGGTATCGGTAATAACTGGTCTGGTTCGGTAGGAGTAGGATAAAATGAGTAGATTTGGTTGGGCTTATGTTAACGATGTAATAACTGGAAGTGGTGGAACCCCAGGTGGATCTGATAAAGCAATTCAATTTGCTTCTGGTTCTACTTTCAGTGGCTCAACCAATTTTACTTATAATTATTTAAGTAATTCTTTAGCTCAAGGATTAAATACTTTAGCAAGTGGCTCTTATTCACATGCTGAAGGAACTTCTACAATAGCTTATGGAGATTATTCACATGCTGAAGGTATAAATACAAGAACATACGCATATTATTCTCATGCTGAAGGACAAGGCGCGTGGGCTTATGGCACATCTTCCCATGCTGAAGGAGCTTCTACAACAACTTATGGCACAGCTTCACATGCTGAAGGCAGAAATACAATAACTTATGGAAATTATTCTCATGCTGAAGGTATTTATACTTTAGCAAGCGGAGATTACTCTCATACTGAAGGTATCTTTGCTACAGCATCAGCTAATTCTTCTCACGCTGAGGGTGCATATACTTTAACTGAAGGCATAGCCTCTCACGCTGAGGGCGAATCTACAATAGCTTATGGAGATTATTCACATGCTGAAGGTCTTTTTACTGTAGCAAGTGGAACCCATTCTCACGTTGAAGGTGAAGCTACAATAACTTATGGAGATTATTCACATGCTGAAGGGTATGCTACCAAAACATATTCACAGTATTCACATGCTGGAGGTTTAGGAACTATTGCTAGTGCTTCTGGTCAAACAGTTGTAGGAAAATATAATGTTGCAAATAGTTCTTCATTATTTATTGTAGGTAATGGAGTCAGTAACGCTTCAAGAAGTGATATATTTTTAGTAAACAGTAACAATATTACCATATCTGGTGCTTTATTAATGTCTGGCACCTCATATATTAGTGGTACAGTTTCTTCATCAATCGCTTTACAAACTGCTGGTACCATAACTGCTGCTTCAAATATAACTTCTACTGGTGGTATTCTATCAGCTTCTTCTGGTATTGACACTGCTGGTCCAATTAGAACTTCTAATGGTTTATTTGCTGTTGGAGCCGTTATCGCTACTGGTTCAATAATTACTCTTGGAACATTTAGCGGTGATGGTTCAAATATAACCGATATTAATGGTATCAACGTTAATGGCGTTGGTAATGATTGGACTATACAACTAAAAGATGGAAATACAGGAACTTTAACTGGTTCTTCTAATTTAACTTTTAGTGGAAGCACTCTAACATTAACTGGTTCTTTCTTAATGACAGGATCGAGTACATTTATAAATATTGGACCAACAATACTTTCTGGAACACTAAATGTCACTGGAGCAATAACTGGAAATAATGCGTTCATTTCTGGTGGATTGTCTGTAGGTAATTACATACAGATGCTCCCAGTTGCACCAGCAGTAATTCCAACAAATCAAACTGCTTCTTATATTTATACTTCTGGTTCAACAAACGATATATACTTTACACAATATTTGCCAGGAACTTCTTATACAAATACAACCCGTCTTCGTTGGCTTGAATCTTCAATAGCAACAGGTCACCAACATGGCGGTATTCTTTCTACTGTAACTGGAACAACAACATTTAGTTTAACTGCTGGTTCTGGTCTTATTGTAGATCAAAACGTTTCATTAACAGCAGATTCATACCCAACAATAATTAAAGTTGATTGGCCCGCTTATGTAAGTCAATCATTAGATTATATATCATCAAGTCAAGTAACCTATATTAGTATTAATGCTTCTGGCACTATTCAACAAAGTACAACTGCTCCAACTATTACACAATACCGTGATAGAATTATACTTGGAAGAGTTCTGCACCAAACAGGTTCTGTAACAAATGGTGTTCTTGTTATACCAGCAGTTACTTATGGTAGTACAAATAATTTACTAGATTTTACAAGAGCATTTGGTCCATTAAAGATTAGTGGTCACGTTCTTGCCGCTTCTGGTTCTACATTAAGCCTTACAAAAACAGCAGGAGATTCTTATGCTGAAGGTAGAAATTATACATCAGATCCAGAATCTCCAAATATAATAACATCGGCAAATGACGCGGCACTTACAGTTTCAAAGATTTATCGTCAATATCTTAATGTAAGTGGAAATATTGTTACAGATACGGGGATTGGTCTTGCTGGTCATACCACTATTGATCCAACACAATATAATACTGGTGGAACACTTGCAGCAGTTGGAAATAGTGAGTGGACAAATCAAAGAGTTTATTGGTTTCCTAAAGCTGTTAATCGTGCTTTATTTGTATACTATGGTCAAGAAAAATACCCAACGTTTAGTGATGCTTTGGCTGCAATTTCTGTTGAAACATTTACAGAAGGCTCTAATACTGCTGGATCTGCAATATTTGTTGGTACGATAACCGTAAGAGGTAATGCTTCTAGTTTAACAGCTACTGACGCTAGAATTACACCTTCTGGTCTTCATCGTGGTGCTTCTGGAGGTGGTGGAGGTGGCGGTGGACAAACATCTGCCGCAGGTTCAAATGGTTATGTTCAATATAATGATTCTGGTGTTCTTGGAGCAGAGTCAACGTTTACATATGATAGCACTTCAAATACTTTATCGGTTACAAATATTTCTGCTTCTTCCTATGTTGGTGGAATTCCAAAACATGCTATATTTTATGCGAACGGCGTTACAACAGGAAGTAATTATGAACTTCTAACTATAAACTCTAATAAATATTTACAGTTACAAAGAAGAAAAACTTTTCCTACCGCAAGAGCTATTGGTCTTATGAATAGCGAATATGGATGGACTTGGTTAAATCGTAGTAGCTTAAGTTCAGTTTCTTCTTCAACAGAAAACGTATCATCTTCTAATGCTGCTAATTTAATTCACAGTTCTTTGTCGGACACAACTTGGTTTGGAGGCACAGCAACAGCACCAACCAGATATAGAGAGTATAATCTACAAGTTGGACAATCACTACAGGTAACAACTAAAATATCTGCTTACTCAGTATCTAACTATGATCAAACACAAGCAGTAGTTTGGATATCTGGTTCTGTTGATAAATATGTTAGATTTGGTGTTGGTTACGATAATGGTCTTTATGCAACAGCGCAATCAAACCTTGGTGGGACTACAAATCACACGTTAACAAGTGGTGAAGCTGCTGCTGGTATTTGGTGGACAGCTTACATAACTCCAACACAATATTCACTTTATTATAATTTATCAACTGGTTCGACATTACCAACAACAGGATGGTTATTCTCGCAAGGAAATACGTTTGTAAATGCCTCGGTTACTTCTGTTGGAAATAAAATAAATGTTGGTCAAATGTTAATGACAGGAAAATCAAATGCTGCTATAACTTCTACTGGTTCATTCCATTATTACGATGTTCAGCTTAAACCAGATGAAGAAGCAGGATATTTTGTTCCAAATAGTTATTATCGTTGGGGTTCTGCTCAATATGACACTTCTGGTACTGAACAATTGGTTGGAGAGTTTGACTTAGGTTCTACGTCAGCAACTATAGATCAAACAAAATTAAGATTAGCATTAGCTGATTTAGTTAATAATTTAAGTGGAGATAGTGCGACAGTAACTTGGTCAGCAGTTCAATCAAGTTCATCTGGTGCAAGTTCTTCAACTTATTATGATGCTTCGTCAGTTGTTATATCTGGTACTGGTCGCTACTTTAGATTATGGGCAAAAGTTACAAGCACTGGTAACACTGGTGGTTCAATAGGACCATTCCCAATAACTATTCCTATTTCTTAGGCTATTACTATTTATAGTTAATGGCACGCCAAAAGAAATCCGATACTGCTTGGTCACAACCCGCACAACCTCCTCCTCCCTTATTTACAGGTGAGAAGGAGCGTAACCTTGTTAAGCAAGTTAATGACGAGCTTATTGAAAGAGTTATTGGTCAACAAGTAGCTTATTTCTCTATTGATATTGATCGTTCCAACTTCCATCCTCTTTATGGCGAGGCAATAGAAAAAACATTTCTTCCTCCAATAAGAATCTATGCCCTCGTAAAGTGGGAAGGTCAAACCCAATCATTTACACAGAATGTTGGTATTGATAAAGCAACATCAATAGAGATTCACTTTCACAAAAAACGTCTAACAGAAGATCAAGATGTTTTTGTTCGTGAAGGTGATTTTGTTTTATATGGCGATAGATATTACGAAATTGTTAAGCTTGATGAACCAAAACAATTATTTGGACAGATAGAAAATAAATTTGAAGTAATGGCTAAATGTTTGAGAGCAAGAGAGGGAATGTTTAATCCTCAATTTTCAGCAAACACAGTTATACCAGTCAGACAAACAACTTCAACTTCTTCTGGTTCATCAGCACAAGCAAACATTTCAAACAACGCATCATTCAATAATTTAACTGCTAATGGATTAACTACATTAAATGGTGCGATAGTGTATCATACAAATTTAGTTTCTGGTAATTATACCGTAACTTCAACGGATTTTATTATTGGTGTTAATACAACATCTATATCATCAACAATAACTTTACCTTCTGTTTCGGCAACAAATACAGGAAGAACTCTATTTATCAAAGACGAAACAGGCAACGCATTTACAAACACAATAACATTAGTAGCTGCTTCTGGTGAAACTGTTGATGGAGATTCAAACTTTGTTATTGAATCTGATAATGGTTCTGTAATGCTTTATTGTACGTCAACTGGCTGGCATGTAGCATAGGATAACAAATGGCATATAAAGTTTCAAAGGGCAAAAATAAGATAACGGGCAATCAAACCTTTATCGATAATATATCTGGTTCTATTGTTTCTGCCTCTTATTTTGTCGGTAATGGTTCTTTATTAACAAATATATCTGGTTCTGGTGGCAGCGCAACAGGTGGTGGTCCTTTAACCGCTATTCAGTTTAAAACTGGTTCTGCTGGTGGAATAAGTGGTTCATCAGATCTGTTATTCGACTATACAATTCCAAAATTTACAACTAATTCTGGTTTTGTTGTTAATAGAACTACAACTTCAACGGATTTAACTTTAACGCCAGCACAACATATAATTGGTGTTGATACTTCAGCCGCAACAGCAAGTTTAACTTTAACTCTTCCAAATGCTTCAACTCTTTCAAACGGTCAAATATTTATTGTTAAAGATGAAGGTGGAATGGCAGACACAAATAATATAATTTTAAGTTGTTCTATTAACGGACAAACAATTGATGGAGAAGCAACAATAATAATTGAATCACCTTATTCAGCAATTAATTTATATTCAAATGGAAATAATAAATACTTTATCTATTGACAGATACTAATTAATATGATAGCACATAGTAACGTCATTTTTACTATGTGTCTTTTTTTAAGGAGACAAATAATAAAATGGCTTATAAATTTCAAAGAGGACCAGCAACAGTTTCTGGTTCGTTTACAGCAGAAGAAGGTTTAACCTCTAATACTAGCGTTTCTGCCGTTGGTGGTAATCTTTCTGGTTCTGCTCAATTATTAGTTGGAACATCAGCAACAATCGGTAATGGTCTTACTGTAACTGTTGGTAATACAAGCGTTCAAGCATTAACGGCTTCTTCGTTACAAGGTGGAGCAGTTCAAACAAGTGATAATTATCTTCCATATTATGATAACGTAGCAAAAGCATTCAAAACAAGTTATGCTTATTATAATAACGTAGGTGGAAATGAAGCGATAAAAGTTTCTGCTTCTTCTGGTATAACAGTAAATTTTGAAGTAGCTAAAGGTGCGCTTACTGCCTCCTCTGGTGTTAGAGTAACTGCTGGTGGCGTTTCTGTTGCCGCTGGTGGAGTTACTATAGATAGTGGTGACGTAACAGTTAAATCTGGTTTCGTATCAGCCTCTAACAATATCCAAGCAGGTAGTTCAATTACTGCTTCTTCTGGTGTTAGAGTTACTAGCGGTGGTATTAACGTTCTTGCTGGTGATTCAAACGTACAAAAACTTACCGTTAATGGTGATTTGATTGTATTGGGTGATACATTCTCAGCTTCAGTAGGCACATTACTTATCCAAGATACAGCTATCGTAGTTGGTGATGGTTCTACTGGTTTTGGTGCTGGATATGGTTTATTGTTCGGTTCTGGTTCAAGTCAGTGGGCTTCCTTCCAAACTGACACTTACAGCGCAACAAACGTTCTTTCATCTTCATTACCAATTAAAGCCTCAAGCTTCGTTGGTTCTATGGCTTCAACTGTAACCGAAGTTCCAGATGGTAATTTTAACTTAAATGTTGGTGTTAACTTCTCTACTGCTTCATTAACAGCACCAAGAACTTGGACTTTACCAGCATCACCATCCGTAGGTGAATCAGTTAAAATTAAAGCACCATCAAATTGTGGTAATCTTGGTGGTCAATATACAATTGCTATTTCTGGCAACACTTCACAAACTATTGATGGAGAGAATTTTGTAACTCTTGAATCTCAATATGCTGCTATTGAGTGTGTATACATAGCAACTAATAAGTGGTCAATCTTCTAATCTAAAATTAGATTCTGGTTTTACATTAGAATTAAATTGGAAGGCATCATTAACTTGGTGCCTTCCTTTTTTATTTACCATCCTATTTATTGAGAGAGAAATAAAACATGGCTTTTGGTTATAATAGAACTTCTGGTAGCACTTCACAAACTGTTGGAGATTTAGTTGCTGGTTCAGATCCGCAACGAGATACTAAAATTGATTTTGAAAACGATCAAATTGATTTTGTTGCTGGTGGTTCTTCAATTTTAAAAATCACAACAAGTCAAGTTAGTTCATCTACTGATATAGTTGCTGGACAAACTTTAGTATCTAATTATTCTTCTGGTGATGAAGGTGGTGAAATAAAATTAAATAAACCACAAACTAATACAAATATTACTGGTAGTGTTACAATAGACGTATACCAAAACAAACTTCGTATATTTGAAACTGGTGGTTCTAATAGAGGTGGATTTTTTGATATTTCAACACTTGACGTTGGTGTTGGAAGAGATTTAGCTTCTGGTGGGGTTGCTGGAAGTGGCGATATTACTTCTGTTTCTGCTGGCTCTGGTTTGACTGGTGGAGGAACAAGCGGAGCAGTAACTTTAAGCTTATCCAGTAGTATAACTGTTACTTCTATTTCTGCTTCAACTTATATTGGTTTACCATCTTCTACAAGTTTAACGGTTTCTGGAACAAGTGCTGAGGGTGCTACATATAATAACACTGTATCAAAAATAACATTCGATAACAATACAGGATTTCAAGTATCACAGTCCGCCCCTAATGAAGTATTTTTATCAATAGGTTCTCACTACAAAGACATAGTAGTTGCAGGACAAACTACTCTTTCAGCTACAGGGTCTGATAGCTTAGAATTAAAAGGTCTTGGAGGAGTAGCTATTACAACTTCTCTTGTAGATAGTAATGCAAACGGAATATTAAAAGAAGTAACATTTAGCACAACAGAATTATCATCTTCTTTAAATACAAGAATATCTACATTAGAATCTGGTAAATTTCCATCAAGTTCTTTATCAATCCCTTATTATGATAATTCCGTAGCACCATCAGTTATCGCTCCACCTTCATCTGGTAATAGAGAAGGCAAAGTTTTAGCTTGGTTAAATGATGGAACAATTGGATGGAAAGCAATTGTTTTAGCAGCTTCTGTTTTAAACACAAGATATATGGAAGCAGAAGCTAGTGCTGGTCCTTTAATAAGTCCAATCTATTTAAGTATAACAACAGGAGCAATAGGATAATGAGTTTACCAGCTTTAAATTGGAAGCAGTTACCAGTTCAATCTGGTATGACTGCATTAGTTCCAAACGTTATAGATGCTATAAATACAGCATTTAGTTCAAATGTTTATCTTGATGGAAGTGCTAGAGTTACTGGTTCTGGTATTGCTTGGACACCAGCAATTGAAAAATCTGGTTCATTTACAGAAGCATGTTATTTTACACCTCCAAGCAGTTCATTAGGGCAAAAGATCTTAGTAGCTGGTTCCTCAAGGGCAGGTTTGACACCAACTATGGCTTCACCAGATACATATGCAGCAAATTTTCTTCACGTTTCGTTATCTAAAAATGTTGGTACTGGTTCTTATTCATCTTGGACAAATGCTAGCCCTTTTTCTGCTGGTAATTTTTTTGGATATTGGAAAATATGGTCTACAAGTATGGGTGGCGCATCTTCAATTAGATGTTTTGAATCAACTGATGGAATAGCAATATTTTTTAATTGTACAACAGATACTGTAAGTGGTTTTGTTGCTGGCGGAATAATTGATTGTGAAACAGACAATACAACCGCTGATTCAGAAAAAGACAATAAAGTATATGGAATTATAACAACTGGTGCCAATACAACAAATGGTAAATTTTCTATAACTTCTAATACTATAAGTAATACTCCAACTTTTGGTTTTCATGGTGCATCAACTGGTAATTCACATGCTGGTATTTTTATTCCAAATCAAGCAACATTAGCACTTATTCAAAAAGTCAATTATTTTGCGGTTTCTGATTCTACAACATTAATTACAAAATCTGCTAATTTAGTTAAGCTACCTATTTTTATAGGTTATAACGCTAGTCCATATAATTTTGTTGGTAGATTAAGAGAAATATGGTATTCTAGAGACGCTGTGTTTGGTAATTCAGTAACTGATGGAGCAACAGTAAATGGTTACTTAATTTCTGGTGGCACTACTGGTGTGGCAGACGCAATTATGTTTTCAACTTAGGAAATATTATGAAAATACAAGATTATATTATTCAACTTCTAGATGAAGGAATAGATATTAATAAAATTAAAATAACTAATTTTTATCCATTTGGAAGTTATAAATTTGATATCACATTAAATGATAACACTACAAAAACAATTTATGTAGAAAAAACTTCTTTTGAAGATGAAAGCTTAGTTGAATTTTATAATCCATCTAACGAATTAATAGCAAGAGCAAAAGGTTTTAGTTCTGTAAATTAATAAAATTAGGGTTTTTCCAAACTTAGACACTATTTATTTTTGATTACATATATATTGGAGAACTCTTAATGTCTTCTTTGTTAGAACAAGCAATTATAGATGCCACAGCATTAAAAGAAGCTGCACTTAAAAATGCAGAAGCACAAGTATTAGAAAGATACTCAACTGAAGTAAAAGACGCAATTAAAAATTTATTAGAACAAGATGAAGGCTTTAATTCTCCTGTTGCATCCGAAGGTGGAACTTCTGGCATTAATGGCGGAAATGTTGGCGATCAAATGACACAAGCTTACAAAGATGGACAAAAGATGTGCGCTTGCCCAGACGAAGAAGAAATAGTAACAATTGATCTAACATTAGGTGAGATTGATGGAATGGCAAAAGAATCTAATATTGATTTATCTGGTAACAAAGGTTCCGCTATGTCCCGTGATCAATTTATACAATCACAAGCAGCACAACTTCAAGAAGGCGAACAATACGAGATTGATAAAGCAGAACTTTTAGATCTCTATGAGAAACTTACAGTTGATGCCAGAGTTGTTCCATATGGTAATATTGAATATCCAGCTAACACACTTGAAGTTGAATATGCCAAAGATGTAGCAGCAGCAAAAAGAGCACAACTTGAAGCTGAGGAACAAACAATAGAAGTTAAAAATGAAAATAAAAAACTTCAAAGCAATTATAAGAATTTACAAGTTGAATACAAAAAACTTGAAAAGATTACTGAAGCACTCGCAAATAAAGTAGAACAATACGAGAGCGCAGTATCACAATTAAAAGAGAATTTAGATAAGTTATCAGTAACAAATGCTAAACTTCTCTATACAAACCGCGTATTGAATAGTAACTCCTTGAATGAGCGACAAAAAGATAAACTTGTCGAAGCACTATCCAACGCAAAAACAACAGACGAAGCAAAGACAATCTATCAAACACTTCAAAGCACAGTGGGGGGTAATACAAAAGTATCTGCTCCAAAATCACTTAGCGAAGCCTTAAATAGACCTTCTTCATCTGTATTTCACACAAAGCAAAACGATACAGTAACTCCAGAAGTGGATAGAATGCGTCGTTTGGCAGGTATTAAATAAATAAACATTTAAGGAGTTTATAATATGTCTATTATCGAAAGATTAACAGAGGGCATGGTTCAACGTGACCTCGCAAAAGAAGGCTCAGCTCTTCTTTCAAAATGGGAAAAAACAGGTCTTCTTGAAGGTATGTCCTCAGAGAGAGCAAAACACACTATGGCTCGTCTTCTTGAGAACCAAGCAAAAGAGCTTCTTCGCGAATCTTCAGCTATGGCTGCTGGTGACGTAGAAGGTTTTGCTGCCGTAGCATTCCCAATCGTCCGCAGAGTATTCGCTGGTCTTATCGCCAACGATCTCGTTAGCGTTCAACCTATGTCACTTCCATCTGGTCTTATCTTCTTCCTTGATTTTAAGATTTCATCAACTGCTGGTTCTGGTCCAAGATTAGGATACGAGGCTGGTGATTCAGTTTATGGTCAAGGCGTTCTCGGTCAACAAATCACTGGTGGTGTTAGCTTAACTGGTCTTAATGCTGAAAAAGGTTTCTACAACCTTAATAACGGTTACACTTCACCAACAGGTTCCGTACTTCTTGGTGCATTAGGTGTAGTTGCATCTGGTACATTTGGCGATACAACTCTTGATAGCTGGGTTCGTTATGATGCAGACTTTACTTCTGGTTCAACTAAAATTGCAGTTGTCTCAGCAAGCTTAGCAGCCTTTACACAACTTAATGTAAAAGATTTCGTTGCAATCACATTAGTTGGTCCTACTCCAAACTTAACTGGTTCAAACAGCACACGTTTGGTCAGAAGATTAACTAAATTGGGTGATGGTTCCGTAATCGGAACAACCGCTTTGGGTGCTGCTCAACACACTACTGCTACATCAAACTTATACTTTGTATTCGCTTCTGATACTGCTACTAACGGTGCTGCTGTCAAATCAGACTTGACAATTGGTGCTGGTGCAACTATGCAATTCCCAATAACTGATGGTTTCGGTACAACTAACATAGCTGCTGGTTCAACTAACGCCCTTGGTGCAATCGCTGGTCAAAACACATGGGGTTTTGAATCACAAACAGCAATCCCAGAGATTGATATCTCCGTCGATTCAGTATCAATCACCGCTATCACCAAGAAAATGAAAGCAAAATGGACACCAGAATTGGGTCAAGACCTTAATGCTTATCACAATCTTGATGCAGAGGTTGAGCTTACCTCAATTCTTTCAGAACAAATCGGTCTTGAAATTGACCGTGAAATTCTTGAAGACCTTATCAAAGGTGCAACTGCTGGAACATTCTATTGGTCAAGATCACCAGGTCTTTTCGTCAATAGATTAACTGGTGCCGAAATTGGTGCATCAGCTAAGGCTCCAGACTTCACTGGTACTGTCTCAGCTTGGTACGAAACCTTAATTGAAACAGTAAACGATGTATCAGCTCAAATCCACAGAAAGACACTTCGCGGTGGTGCAAACTTCCTCGTATGTGGTCCAGAAACCGCTAACATTCTTGAGTTCACTTCTGGCTTCAGAGCTAAAGTAACTCACGAAGACGAGAAAGGCGAGGTCGGTGTTGTTAACGTTGGTTCAATCTCCAAGAAATGGGATATCTACGTTGATCCATACTTCCTTCGTAACGTAATCCTCGTTGGTCGTAAGGGTAGCTCATTCCTCGAAAGCGGATATGTATATGCACCATACGTCCCACTCCAAGTAACTCCAACCATCTTTGGTACTGAGGACTTCGTTCCACGTAAAGGCGTCATGACACGTTACGCCAAGAAAATGGTCAAGCCAGACCTTTACGGTTTGGTAATCATTCGTGGTATGTTTGGCGAGTCTGGCGGCGTCTGATAGCTATTAGCTAGTAAGAACCCTCCTTAATCTAAATGGTTAAGGAGGGTTTCTTATTTTTATAACTACTTATTGTAAAAGGAAATAATATTTAATGGCAGTTCCTGTTTTAACCCCAGCATCTACTTTAAGTGCTATTGTTTTGCCATCAGCAGGGACAATAGCAGATGTAGCAGCAACCCTACCTTTTGGTATTTATTCAACCTCCCCAGCATTTTTAACAGGAGCAGCAGACCAAGTTGGTTATGTTTATAAAAAGCTTGGTGGTGATATATTAGATATTGAAATAACAACAGGAAATGTATACGCTGCTTATGAAGAAGCTGTGTTAGAATATTCTTATATTGTTAATTTACATCAATCAATCAACGCTATGCCAACTTTTCTTGGAGCAACCACAGGAACATTTGATAGCGATGGAGAATTTGCTTCTGGATCTGCATTATCTGGTCAAACTCCACAATTAGCTTATCCAAGATATAACCTAGATTATTTTGCAAGATACGGTGATGCATATGCTATTGAAGCTGGTATAGGAGGTACGCAACAAATATATTCAGCTTCCTTCAGTGTTACTCCAAATATTCAAGATTATGACCTACAAGCTATTATTGAATCATCTTCCTTAAACAATACAGATGCTGCTTCTGGTGGTCCTGTTCCTTTTTCTGGTTCGGTTGGAAACAGAAGAGTAATAATAAGAAAGGTATTTTACAAAACTCCAAACTCTATGTGGAGATTTTTTGGTTACTATGGCGGTTTAAATGCTATTGGTAACTTATCATCTTATGGTCAATATGCTGACGATAGCACATTTGAAGTAATCCCAACATGGCATAATAAGCTACAAGCTATGGCATATGAAACAGCAATCTATACAAGAAATTCTCACTTCTCTTATGAAATTAGAAATAACAAAGTTAGATTATATCCATGCCCAAGTGATATAGGTGTAGATCATATGTGGGTTGAATTTAGTATTTCAAACGAAGCAGATCCTTGGGAAGCACCTTCAAATTCAAGCGATTCCGAAACTGGTGGAGTAAATAATATAAATACACTTCCTTTCTCTAATATACCATTTGAGAACATAAATGCAATAGGTAAACAGTGGATACGTCGTTATGCTTTGGCAGTATGTAAAGAAATGCTAGGACAAGTTAGATCCAAGTTTAGTACCCTTCCAATTCCAGGTGACTCTGTTACTTTAAATGGCCCTGCTCTTATGTCCGAAGCAAAAGAAGAAAAGAAGGAATTGAAAGAAGAATTAAACAAGATTCTTGATCAAGTAACTTATCACAAGATTGCAGAGACAGAAGCTAAAATGTCTGACGATGTTCAAAAGGTTTCTCAAAAGATTCCTGTTCTTATTTATGCAGGATAATATAAATGAGCAATATATTACAAGAAATAACCTTTCAATCTTCTACTCTTGAAACAATTGATTTTGCTTTTTATAATTGGTTAAACGAAAAAATAAATGTATTCTCAACTACATCAGAAGGTTGGAAAAAGGTTCCTGTTATCTGGGTATCTGCTGAAAGAGCACATCAAGTAAAGAATAACAAAGATATTCGTGATTCATCTGGTATGATTAAGTACCCAATTATATCTATCAATAGAAAATCAATCAATAAAGACCCACAAAAGACAGGTTCCATACCAGCTAACCTTAGACCAATTCAAGACGAAAAGGGTGGAACAATAACAGTTGCTAGAAGAATACAACAAGAGAAAACTTCTAACTTTCAAAATGCTGATAACTTAAAATATCCTAAGAATAGAAGAGAAGGTAAAGTAACTCCTCTAAATGGTGTTGGATATAAAAGTAATGCTAAAATAGTCTATGAGACAGTAACAATACCAATACCAGTTCACGTTGCTGTTACATATGAATTAAGTATAAAAGCTGATTACTTGCAACAATTAAACGAAATAACAACTGTATTCTTTACTAAAAACGGTAATACCAAATATATACAACTTGAAAATGAAGGTCATAAATATGATGCCTTTATCAAAGGTGATTTTAATTTTGAAGATAATTCCTCAAACCTAAACGAAGAAAGAAAAACTTATGGAGCTTCAATATCTATAGAAGTTATAGGTTATTTAATTGGCGATGGACCAAATCAAGAAAGTCCAAAAATGGTCATTAGAGAAAATGCAGTAGAATTAAAAATACCAAGAGAAAAAGTAATCTTTGGAGATATACCAGATTATTTAAATTCCTTAAAAAACAAAACATCTTATAGAGAATAATAGCTTTTAGATTAACTTAATACTATTTATTATTGATTATTCACAATAAGCAGGAGTATTAAAGCAAATGGCTATATCATCTTATCGTTTTGTCTCCCCAGGCGTTCAAGTCCAAGAGATCGACAATTCACAACTTCCAGCAGTTTCAGCACTAGTAGGACCAACCGTTATCGGACGTTTCCAAAAAGGTCCAGCTATGCGTCCTGTTTATATTACTTCTTTTTCTCAATTTGTAGAAATATTTGGTAATCCTGTTGCTGGTAATACTGGTAATGATGTTTGGCGTGATGGAAATTATCTTGCTCCAACTTATGCTGCTTATGCTGCTCAAGCTTGGCTCCGCAATACACCAGCACTTAATGTTATACGTTTAATTGGTTCACAACACACAAATGCAACTGCCGATGGTAAAGCAGGTTGGACAACAGACCAAGGTTATGCTGCTGGTAATTCTGCTGGTGGTGCTTATGGTCTTTTCATCGTTCCATCTGGTTCTTCTACTACCTCTGTTGTAACTGGTACTCTTGCTGCTGTTTGGTATCTTCAAACTGGTTCAATCGCCCTTTCTGGTGTTGTAGCTGGTACTGAAAATGCTGGTACTCCTACCTATGCACAAGGTTCAAATATATTAATTAAATCTGTTAATCCATATGGAGAGTTTAGAGCAGTTGTTACAGATCCTTCTGGTACATATGCTTCAAACTTTAACTTTAATAATTCATCAGATTTATATGTAAGAAGAGTATTCAATACAAATCCAGTTCTTACCAATTCACAGATAACAACCAATACTAATGCTGAATATTACTGGTTAGGTGAAAGCTACGAAAGAACCTTAGACGAAACAATTACAAACTTTACAAATGCAGCAACTACAACCTATGGTTTTATTGCTCCATTAACAAATGGAACAGTTGATTTAAGAAACCACAAAATGGCTGCTAGATCAGCTAAAACTGGTTGGGTTATAGGTCAAGATTTAACAAACAATACTGGTTCATTCGTTGCAGCAAATCAACAAAAACTCTTCAGATTTGTTACTTTAGATGCTGGTGAATATGAGCAAAAAGCTTACAAGATTTCAATATCAGATATTACCCCACCAGCAACTGACTTTGATCAATACGGAACATTTACTGTTAACGTTAGATTGGCAAGTGATACTGATAATACTCCTTCATTTGTTGAAAGATACGCTAACGTAAATCTCAACCCAGCTTCACCAGACTACATCGCTAGAAGAATAGGTGATAAATATGTTCTTTGGGATGATACTGAAAGAAGATTAAGAGAATATGGTATGTATTCAAATGCATCAAAACTTATTCGTGTAGAAATGAATGACGATGTAGATGCAGGTAGTGTAGACCCAACATTCCTTCCATTTGGTTTCTTTGGTCCAGCAAGATTCAAAAACTTTACACTTACTTCTGGTTCAGCTACAACTGCTCCTACAAATTCACCAGTTACAGGTGGATATGGTGCTGCCTTTAATGCTGGTAATTTCCTATATACAGCAAGAGAGCTTACAGCTTCAGTTGTATTTCCATCAATTCCATTAAGACAAAATGCTGCTGATGGTGGTATAAGTGATCCAAGAAATGCTTACTTTGGTATTGCTACTGGTGAGAAAACAGCTACAACCACATTTGATGCTACTTATTATGACTTAACTAGAGCATCATTCTATACTGATTATGAAGTAGGCTCTGCTACATATTTAGAAAATTCATTTGTATTTACACTTGACGATATTTCTGGTTCAACCTCAACAACTCCAGGTGCGGTTTATGTTGCTGGTTCAAGAGCTTTAGGAACTTCATTAACAGCAGTAACTTCTTCATACCGTAATGTATTAACACAAGGATATGATAGCTTTACTATGCCACTCTTTAACGGATTTGATGGTTTTGATGCAACAGAGTCAGAACCATTAAGAAATAGTTTAATGACTGCCAATTCAACCGAACTTAACGACTCAGTATACTACACATATAAGAGAGCAATTGATACTGTAAGAGATCCAGAATCAATAGTAACTGATATCGTAACAGTCCCAGGTCTTACCAATACTTCTCTTACAAATCAACTTATTTCAGTTTGTGAGTCAAGAGCAGATGCCCTAGCAATTATAGACCTTCCAAACGTCTATAAACCAGAGGCTGAGGGTGTAGCATCAGCTAGATCAAGTAGATATCAAGGAACTGCTGCAAATGTAGCTTTAGCTCTTAAAGATAGAGGATTAAATTCAAGCTATGGTGCAACATACTATCCTTGGGTACAAGTAAGAGATACTATTGCTAATAGAGTTCTTTTTGTACCACCTTCAGTTGTTGCTCTTGGTGCTATGTCATATGGTCAATCAACACAAGAACTTTGGTTTGCTCCAGCAGGTTTTACAAGAGGTGGATTAAGCGAAGGTCGTGGTGGTATCCCAGTTTTGGGTGTTACAGAGAAACTTTCATCAAAGGATCGCGATACACTTTACGAAGCAAACATCAATCCAATTGCTTCTTTCCCAGCAGAAGGTATCGTAATCTTTGGTCAAAAGACACTTCAAGTTACTCCATCTGCTCTCGATAGAATCAACGTTCGTAGAATGATGATCTTCGTCAAGAGAGAAATTTCAAGAATAGCTTCAAGAATACTTTTCGATCAAAACGTAGAAGTAACTTGGTCAAGATTCACAGGTCAAGTAAATCCATTCTTGTCTACAGTTAAATCAAGATTAGGTCTTTCAGACTACCGTGTAATACTCGATAAATCAACTACAACAACAGATTTAGTTGATAGAAACGTAATGTACGCAAAAATCTTCTTGAAGCCAGCTAGAGCAATTGAATTTATCGCAATTGACTTTACAATTACAGATTCTGGTGCGTCATTTGCAGATTAATGACTACTTAATATATAAAGGTTGGAGGAAATAATAAATGGCATTCTGGAACGAAGCAGCTTTAGAACCAAAGAGAAAGTTTAAGTTCTTAATTAGATTTGGTGCAGCATCTGATAAACTACCAAGCTTTATCGCAAAAAAATGTGATAAACCTTCTTTTGATGTATCAGAAACAAAACATGATTTCTTTGGTCATGCATTTTATTATCCAGGCAGAGTTACTTGGAAAGAAGTCTCAGCAACTATTATAGACCCTGCTGGTGGTGGTTTACCTGCTGCTGACGATGCTAATCCAAGCACTCTAAGAGCCGCTGCAAACGATGTAACTGATGCTCTTTATCAAGTATTACTTTCTGCTGGTTATCAATCTCCTACTGCTGCTGGTGCTGCCTTTACTGGTGGTGCCTCGCTTAGCACTCTAAGGACTATGGCTAAGGGAACTGCAACAGCTCAATTTTCACAAGTTGAAATTATTCAAGTTGATGCTAACGGTAATTCCCTTGAAACTTGGGTATTAAATAATGCTTGGCTAAAGTCAGTAAACTTTGGTTCACTTGAATATGGATCAGATGATATCAGCGATGTTTCATTAACTTTCCGCTACGATTGGGCTGATGTAAGAATTGAAAGCACAAGATTTGATTCTTCATTAGTACCATAAGAGGTATGAATGTTCTGGGCAAATCAAGACAAAACTAAAATTTTAGAACTTAAAAAAAGAAGTTTATTTACTGCCGAATTCCTAGGTACAAGCAATTTTAATTGGACTGGTGAAGGGAAAAAGGAACAGAATATTAAATTCTTAACTAAGAAAGTTTCTTTGCCCTCAATAAATATTCCATTTGAAAGACTACATGGTAATCAATATGTTCACTATTATCATGTAGGAGAAATGAATTGGGAGCCTATAACTATAACATTTGTAGATGTATTAGAAAATGATCAATATAATGGAAAAGATCAATTAGTACCAAACTTAAAAAAAATGTTTTATGATTATTTAATTAATAATAATATAACAGAAAACAATAGAACTGGTATGTTAGATTTGGCTACATTTTGTACAGAAATACGACTAAGAAGTTATAGCACTTATATTCCACAAGACCAATACGAAAATGATAATCCAAATATATTACTAGATAGACAACTTGGTTTTAGCACAGATGAAAATGGTAGTATTAATGGCGATTATGTTAAAGATAATAGATTAAGTGTTGCAGAAGATTTTATTATCAAAAAGCCAAAAATAACTAAAATTGATTTTGGTTCACTTGATTATGGTTCCGACGATGCAAATGAAGTAGCAATAACGTTTTTACCAGAATGGTGTGAATATAGTGACACCAGTGATGGTGATGAACAACAACAAAAAGTAGCAAGACAAAAAGCTAATAAAGTTTAACAACGAGTGATTTATGAGAAATAACCTAGATAGATTGGGGTTAGAACAGAAACAACCCCAACAAAGCGAAGCGGTACAAGCTTCTGGTTTGCAATTTGTAACCCCAACAGAAATTGTAGACCTACCATCAAAAGGTGTGTTCTATCCAGAAGGACACCCATTATATAACAAAGACACAATTGAAATTAGATACATGACAGCTAAAGATGAAGATACTTTAACAAACGTATCTCTTCTTAAAAAAGGTGTTGCATTAGAAAAAGTATTACAAGATATTGTTGTAGATAAAACAATCAATATGGATACTTTATTGGTTGGTGATAAAAATGCAGTTATTGTTGCTGCTCGTAAATCTGCTTATGGTGCGGATTATCAAACCAAAGTAACTTGCCCTTCTTGTGGTAAAGTTCAAGGATACGAGTTTGATCTTAACAATTGTAATGTCAAAGAAGCATCATTAGAAGAAGATTTGGAAGCAGAAGGAATAAGAAGAACAGAAGATAATACTTTTGTTATCCAACTTCCAGTATTTAAAGTTCCAGTTGAATTAAGATTATTAACAAGTAAAGATGAAAATTTTATAGCTTCAAAAGTAAGAGAAGCACAATTAGCAAAGAAAGAAATGGATTCAATCCTATCATTACAATTAAGATTAATGATAAAATCAATAAATGGTTTATCAGATCCTAAAATCTTAAATGAAGTTGTATCTACACTTCCAGCAAAAGACTCAAAAGCAATTAGACAAGCATACGTTAAGATTGCTCCAAATATGGATTTATCACACGATTTTGAATGTCGTTCTTGTTCATATGAGACAAGGCTGGAGGTTCCGTTCACATCGGACTTTTTTTGGCCTAAGTGATGAATACCAGAAACAAGTATATGAACAATTCTTTATCCTAAAGTATCATGGAGGATGGTCGTTTATCGAAGCGTACAGCCTTCCAGTAGGACTTAGGATGTGGTTTGTAGAAAGACTTGCTAAACAAATGCAAGACGAAGCAGAGGCTATGGAGAAGGCTTCAAAGAAGAAATAACAAAAGGGATCTAAATGGTCCCTTTTGTTGTTATTTAACTATTTATTGTTAAAGGAAACAGTAATAATGTTTAAAGGTTTAAAAGAAGCAAAAGCAACTGATATGTTTAATAGGGCTGCTTCTGGTCTTGGAAGTTCGTTTTATGGAGCAAAAGAGGAAAAACAGAAAAAAACCAAAAAACAACGAGTTTATAAAACAAAACAACAACAAGCAACCAATCAAACACAAGCTACAAATCAAGCCCCCGCTCAACAAAATCCAGCTAATCCTCCTACTCAAACTCCTCAAAATAATACATCACAACAAGAAAATATTGATTATGTTAATTTATCTTCTTTTATAACCACCAAGTATAAAGATTTAAATAATAATAACTATATAGAGTTTCTTGACTATGTATTTAAATATATCTATAACTATGATCAAAAATTTGAATCTGATTATAAATCTTTTAAAAATGATTTTGAGGTTTTAGCAAATGATTATAGATTTCAAGATGATAATTCTTACAGAATAGTATGGTATACATCATTAACAACTTTTATTTATTATTATATAATTTCAGCTACATTAGATTCATATAAACAAAATTTAGATAGAAATTTTATTCTTATTAAAACAGATCATAACAATAACAATAACAATAATTATAATTTAATGGTAAAATTTATTTTTAAAAATTGTCAATATATATTAGATCAAATAAAGCAAAAAGCAAAAGAACAATCCAATAATAATCAAATAAACGAATCCTTAATAAGACGTTGGAAAGTTTTAGCAAACATTAAATAATAAAGATAGATACTATTTACTTTGAGGTTTATGTATGTCCAAAGAAATAGTCCCAATTCACATCGACTTTACAAATACAAACCAGTTGAATGAATCATTCCTAGAAATGTTTGGTTCAACTGTGAAGCTTATTCTTCAGCGTATGTTTGGACAAGATGTATTTTTACCTCCTGTTTCTGTAACTGGCGATAGATACCAAGTTGAATCCTTTGCTAGAGCTTTGGCTAGTGAAAGGAGATATTTTGATTCATATGTTAGATATGGTCTTAATGATCCAAGAACATATAGAAATAAATATGAACTTGACGCATCTGTTTCTAAATTTGAGAATAGTACAGGCTTAAAGTGGCCGTTTAAATAAGGAATTATAATAAATGGCTGAAAATCTTGAACAAAGCAAATCTAGATTAGAAAATGAAATTTCTGCTTTACAACAAAATTTAAATAATTTAAATCAAAAAGATAAACAATTATTAGATGATAAAATTAAAGCTCTTGAAAGAATTAATGAGCTTTTAAATCAATCTGCCGAATATCAACAAAAAAGATTAGATGATCTTGAATTAGAAAAAAAGCTTTTAGAAGCTAATGCTAAATTTCTTGACTCTAAACAAGAAAATCTTGATGCATTTGTAAGACTTCAAAATATTGATATTGAACAAGGAGAAATGATTGTTAAACAGGTTAAAGAAAGATTAAAATCTGTTTTAGAATCTTCCCAAGCCACAGATGATCAGAAACAATTGGCTCTTGAGATATATCTTCTTGAAGAAAATAAATTATTAAACCTAAAAGAACAACTTGAAGTATCTGGTAAGTTAGGTCAGCAAACAAAAGATATTATATCATCAACTATGGGTATCTCTGCACGTTGGAAAGAAACCTTCTTTGGTAGATTGTTAGATAAAGACGGAGATAGTTTAAAGAATATGAAAGCTATTTCTGCTTCTATGAAAGATACATTTACATTACAGAACATAGCTGGCTCTACTCTTATGAAGATCCAAGAAGCAACTGTTATGGCTTTCTTTAAATATGATCAAGCAGCTAGTTCATTAGCAAAATTAGCAGGAGCAAATGAACAATTACTTGGTGTATTAAATACTACAGCAAGAGGCGCAACTGCTTATGGTATTTCTTTTGAACAATCTGGTAGGGCAATTGAAGGTTTATATACAAACTTAAATACATTTTCTAATCTTAATGCCAGTTCTCAACAACAATTAACTATTTCTGCTGCTAAACTTGATAGATTAGGAATAGCTAGTCAAGAAAGCGCAAAAACAATTGGAACCCTAACACAGATTATGGGTATGTCAGAAGTTCAAGCTGGCAAAACAAGCGAACAATTAGCTGGATTTGCTTTAGCTATTGGTAAGACACCTCAACAAGTAGCGCAAGATTTTGCCGCTGCTTCCAATCAGTTAGCTGCTTATGGCGGCAATATGGTAAATGTATTTAAAGATCTTGAAATACAATCAAAAGCTACTGGTGTTGCTGTTGGAGATTTAATAGCAATTACAGAGAAATTCCAAACATTTGAAGGGGCCGCTACTGCTGCTGGTAAACTTAATGCTGCCCTTGGTGGTGGATTTATCAACTCTATGGAGCTTCTTGAAGCATCAGCAGAAAACCCAGCTAAAGCAATTGATTTATTGAGAACAAGATTAGATCAAGCTGGTTTATCTTTTAATCAAATGTCGTTTTACGAACAGAAAATGATTGCTGATGCTGCTGGTTTTAAGACAATTGAAGAAGCAAGCCGTATTCTTTCTAGGTCTAATGCCGAAGCAGAGGCAGCAGCAAGAGCAGACGCCGAAAGAGCAAATCAACAAGAACTATTAAATAATGCAATTAAAAGAGCAATACCAATTCAAGAAAAAATTGAACTATTAATGGCTAACTTTGCGGTTACTATGGGTCCAGTTATAGATAAAATATCTATGTTTATTAGTGGAATAACTTGGCTAATTGATAATGTGCCTTTTCTTAGCACTATACTAGGAGTTATAATTGGAGCTTTCGTTGCTTTAAAAATTGTTTCCACTATTGCAGTTATGTTTGAAACTGTTGCTGGTGCGCTTGGTATATTTAATACTGTTGCTACTGTTACTGCACCCGCGTCCACTGGTGTTGCTGGTGGTATGCAAGTTATTGGTGCTTCTGCTTTGTCTGCTGCTCCTGGTTTGTTTGTATTTGCGGGTGTTATGTTTATTATAGCTGCTAGTATGGCTTTAGTTGCTGCTAGTGTTGGTATTTTATTTACTGGTTTAAGTAAATTAATCTTATCATTTGTTGAAATGTTTAAAGTTTTAGCTAACACTGATGATATTGGTGATAAACTTACTTCTTTAAGTCTATCTATGGCAAAAGTTGGAGTAATCTTTACTAATCCTGTTGCTATAGCAGGACTTGTATCGTTTGCTGTAGCACTAAATGAAATAGTTTCAACTCTTAACAAATTAGATGAAGCAAAATCAAAAAACTTTTCTGTGATAACCGAAAGTATAGCACAACTTAATGTTAATACAACAACAACTCCAAACGGTATTGTATCTCAAACAGAGAAGCTAGTAAAATCAATAAATGAATTTTCATTATCTGATTCCTCAGCATTAAATCTAGAAAGAATACTTAAAGCTGCTATCCCACAAAATACTACACCAAATATATCTAACACATATTCTCCACAAATAATAGTTAAGATTAACGATAAAACATTAAGGCCAAACTCAGTAGAAATTAGGGAAACAGCTACAGACGTTCCTGGTGCAATTGGCGGCTAAATATAAATAAGGATCAAAAATGGCTAGAGATTATCTTATAAGAGAAGGTGATATACAAATAAGGGAACAATACCCAGACGGAAAATATTTAAGCAAAATTGATAATTATTTATTAATTAATATAAAAAGTATTACTTATAATGTTTATTTTAGATTTTTTCCCTACGACGTTAAAATAACTGAAAGTTTAACACCAGAGTGGAATAAAGAAACAGTAATAGGCAGAATGGACCCTATTGCTACTTTTAAAAGAATGGGAAGAACTATGAATCTTTCGTTTAAAATAAAAGCTAGATATGGTGATGATTTTAAAAACAGTTCCACAGATCCAGCTTTTTTGCCTGTTGATGAATTATTACATACTGTTGATCACTTTAAAAGAGTTCTTTATCCTAGATATAATGAACAACAAGTTATGACTTCTCCTCCTTTATTTAGAATTAAGTATGGAAATTTAATTCATGCTGGAGAGAATACTATGGGTGCTGATAATGATGGTGTTTTATGTACGATAGATAGTTTTGGTGCTAATCCAATTTTTTCTCCTAATAGCATATATGTAAAAACAAAAAACACTACTTCTGATGGTAGAGTAAAAATTGGTGAAAAGAATGCTGGTTTTTATCCTAATGGATTTGAAGTAAGTATTGGATTTACAGTATTTAATGAACAACTTTCAAAAGAATCTAGTGGTATATTAAATAATAAATATTTTTATGATTTTGTTGAATCAATACATAAATCGCAAACAGAAATAGAAAATAGTTTTTTTGATAAAAATTCTGAGATAAGAAATGTTGATGATGATTTAGCACCAGATAATTCAATTGTTACTGAAGAAAATAAAGCAGCACTTAGAAAGGCATTAAAGGGATAACTAAATGGCTTCAAGATATAGTGGAAATATAACAAGAAATACAAACACCTCAAATGGTGAATCTCTAAAAGAAGTAATTGAATCAAGAGGATTTAGTTCAATTACTCACTATAGAATTAATAATTTAAAATACCCATCAGTAGAACAAATAGAAAATTTAACAATTATTAAACACGTTTGGAAGTCTAATGATAGGTATTGGAAGTTATCAGAAAGGTACTATGGAGATCCAAAATATTGGTGGATTATTGCTTGGTTTAATAAAAAACCCATAGAAGCAACATTAACTTTAGGTGAGTATGTTTCAATACCACAACCCTTATCCGACGTATTAGGAATGATCTAATGGCAGAAGAAGATGCAAAGTTTAGTCACCAAGCTTATTTATCATCTTATATTGATGATATTGCTGGGGAAACAACATCAGACTTTGGTTTTGTAAATAAACTTGTAACTAAAAATGTTTCCTTACCAGAAACTTTTGCATTACTTACTGGAAAGTCTGGTAACTCTTCCTTTACAAAACTATCTTCCTATCAATATTCTTCTATTATTCCAAAAATAAGAATTTATAGAGCTGATACTCAAGGCGATAAAGAAACAGAATATGAATTTATATTTAATAAAGATACAAAATTAAATAATGTCAATATTCTTGGTGATAATATCATAAGAGATAATAGTGCTGGTATTAAAAGTATTAATTGGACTTTAGCGGGAACCAATCCAGTTACAGCAGAAAGAAATATAGAATGTTCTATTGAATTTTACTTTAGTTCTATTAATGCATTTTCTGGTGGTGATTATGATGCTATGTTGGATTTCTGGAATAATGAAAATCCTAATTTAGCTGATTCTCCATTTGATGATAAAAAATTATTTACAACAAGAAATTATTGGGCACTACTATTTCATCCAAGCTTAAAAAACAATAATTCTAGTTATGAAACAACAAAATTTAGAATTAAAGCTGTTATTGGATGGGAGGATATAGATCCAAATATATTATCTAATATATTTAAAGGCTTTGATAATATTAATGAAGAATTACAAGATTCAAATTTAGTTATGTACTTGAATCTTGTAAAACATAATTTCTCTTTTAATGAAGATGGTTCTCTAATAGTTAAGGCGGAATATATAGCTAGTTTTGAAAATGCATTATTTAATTACAAGTATGATTTATTCAGAGGATTGAAAAGTTATATTAACACGTTAAATACTAGATTTGAATATAAAACTAATAGTGGTCCTCAAGGAGAAATTGTTAATTATGAAAAAGAAAAAGCAAAATTAAATTTAATAAAATCATTAATTAACGGAGATAACGATGCACTTAAAAGCTGTGATGTTGATGGAACACAAGGATTACTTACACAATTAAAAGCTTTACCACCCGATCTGGTTCAACAACAGATTACCGCATTAGAGGCTAGAGCTTCTAATATACAAGGACAAATTAAAAGCCTTGCTACTCAAATTAAAAGAGATTTTTATAGTAATGTTATAAACAGAATTATTAAAAATGGAAAATTATATTCTATTAGTTTAACAGCGAAAGATATAACAGATTGGTTAGAGTGGAAAAACGCTGATAATGATAAACAACCAAATCCATTTACTGAAAAAATAACTCCTGTTGAACAACAAGCAAGCCCATCAGGATTAAGAGTTTCTTTATCAGAAAATAATACTGATGCCCAAATAGAATCGCAACTTGATCAATTAAAAAATGATATTGAAAGTAGAGAAATAAATGTAACAGATCAAATAATTTATTTTACTACTATAGGTCATTTAATAGATTCTGCTTGTTTTGCTTTAATAGAAGGTCCAGAGTTTATAACCGAAGAAGGATTTAGGTATGATACAGCTACAAGGAGTATAAAAGATGGAGGCAGGTTTTCAGAGTCACAAATATTAGAATTTAAAAAAAATATAATAACTTTTTCTTCTTTTGATGAAGAAGGTATCAGAAATATTTCTGATATACCAATTGCATATAATAACTTACTACAATTTTTTATTGATAAAGTTTACAGACCACAAAAAACAGAATATTCTTTATATCAATTTGTTAAAGATGTTATTACAACTTTAGTTGAACCAGCTTTAAATTTAAGAAGTGTTCAAAATAAAGAAATTAATAAATATTCTAATATTTCATTAGCTACAAACATAATCACATTAAAATCTTTAGAAGAAGAACCAAATACTCCTCCTTTAAAATATATTGCAGATGCCACAGGAACATCAGACCAATCAACAAATAAAAATATTATTGATTTAAATGGTGTTACTAAGGAATCAATAAAGCAATTCTATCCAAAATCAACTAATAAAGGTGGAAAATATTATTTTTATTACATTATATATGATAAATATTTAAAAGATTTTGATGGTAAAGGGGATATTGTTGAAGACTCTAGAAAAGGAATTTATCATTATACTATTGGACAAGATTATGGATTAGTTAAATCAATTAATTTTAAAAGAAACGATCAACCATATTTAAGAGAATCAAAATCAATAGGTAAAAAAACTTTGTATTTAGGACAGTTTAGAGATATCTATGCAGCAGACATAAAAATGGTTGGAAATAATATTTATACTCCTGGTATGATTTTATTATTAAAACCATCGGTGGAATTTGGTCAAGTTATAGGAAATTTAGATGATAAAAAACCATCGTTCTCACAAATAACTGGCGTTGGAGGTTATTATAGTGTAATAAAAGTTTCAAGTAATATAGACGAAAATGGATATTCAACAAGTTTGGAATGTTTATTTCATTCAAATGAACCAAAAAGAAAAAGACAAAGTGCTGGAAGCGAGTGTGATGAACAACTTGTTGATTATGCTAATGTAATAGGAGAAATATCTGGTGAATTACAAAATATTGTAGATACTGTAAAAGATAGGCAAGACTCAACAATTTATAAATTAAAACAAGCAGCAAAAGATTTTTATGAATCTGAGAATTTTACTGAGGAGGTTATACTTAGTTCTATTCTGCCAGGATATGGGATTAAAAAAGCATATGATTATCTCACAAAAGATACAGAAGAACCAAAAGAATAAGGATTTAAATGGAGCCAAAAGCAAACAATAAGTTAAAAACTGGTCTACTTTTTGAAAATAGAGTTTTTTATGATTCTTTATATTTTCCAAAAGAAACTACAAATATTATTAACTTTTGGAAAACATCTTTTAACTATGGCAGAATTAATAAAAATATTGAACCAATATGTATCAAAGAAAATAATATTAAAGCCATACAGGATATACAAAATAAACACTTTGTTCATTCAGTTACAGCATTAGCCTATAAAGAATTTCTAACAGAATATAAGAAAGCAGACTTTATTAAAGCAATACCAAAATCAAATTTAAATCCTTTAACAGTAAAAAAATCATTAACTAATCCAAATATAAAGTATAAACAACATGTATCAGATACTTTAGATGTTATTATTGATAGTAATAAAAATTTATTTAACAATAATATATTTACTATTCAAGAATTCATAAATAATGTTTGTTCCTTGTTACTACCAGTAACCTTTGTACTAACAAAAACAAAATATATAACTTGTAATTTAACCTCCCCTATGGATTCTGGTTTATGTATAGAACATTCTACAAGCGAACACGATGATGATGCAGTAAAAGCTTCAAAATATATTAAAGATCAAAATTTTAATTTTTATGTTAATACAGCAGAAAAATATTCTTTCTTTGTTGATAAGAATGCTCCTTGGAGATTGACATTCAACGTTAGTACAGGTTATGCTTTAGCAAAGATGAATGAATTAGGGTATAGTTCATTAGATGAATTTTTAAATAATTCATATGATATAACATATTTGAATGATTATGAAGGTTTAAAACAACTTATTATAGAAAAATACAATACTTTGTATTCTAGTAAACCAAAATCACAAATGTATTCATTTTCACATGAAGAACAAAAGATTCTATTTGATACTAAATTTAAATCTAACAATAATGAAATTGAAGATTTAGTATGGATTAAGTTATGGTATTTCCTTAGATTATGTGAAGAAAAAATAAATCTATCTCAAAATCAATTTGAAACAAATTTAAAATATATAACTGATTTATATAATATAGATAAAGAAAGATGTTTAAAATGGATTCAAAATCAAACAAATCCTTTCCTTGACGGTGGTACAAACCCAAGCTATAGTCAACTGTCTTCTGCTAGTATAGCAAAGAAGACTAATTCAAAAACATTTTTATTTACTGTATGAGGTCTAAATGCTTGTTGAACCGCTCGATAATAAGTCCGAGTGCGTAGGCTATTATTGCGAAGGTCAAATCGTAAAAGAAATCCCAGAAGTTGTTGAATCTTGGAATTACCATCCTTCTTTTGGACTTGATGGAGAATTTGCTTATCTTTACTGTAAAGAAGATATTAGTAAGGTATGTCCAGATATCTACAAGAACGAATGGAAGCATGTAAATGACCGTATGAAGGCTTACTTTAGATCTTTTGTTATCTCCAAAGTAAATCTTGATCATAACTGCATTTTTGATATGATCCCTCAGCAGTTTCTTATCAAGTATTATGAAGTAAAAACACAGATTGTAAGTTATATTTTATCAAATTATAATAAGCCACATGACTATGGTTATCTTCTACAACTATCACAGGTTTTAGCTGATATTCGTTCTCGACCTCTTAATATTGATACGGATTGTTTGACAGATAAAAAGCAGATTAAGAAGTATCAAGAGATCGATCCTTACATCAAGTATGAGATTTTTGGAACAAAGACAGGTAGGTTATCGACCCAAACTAAATCTTTTCCTATTCTCCAGCTTGATAAGACACATCGTTCTATTTTAACCCCTACAAATGATTGGTTTGTTGAGTTAGATTACAACGGAGCAGAAGTTAGAACCTTTTTGGCTCTTGCTGGAGTTGAACAACCAGAAATCGACATTCACCAGTGGAACGCAGATCACATTTATAATGGTTCAAAGGATCGTGAAGAAGCAAAAGTTGCTTTTCTTGCTTGGCTTTATGGAGAAACTAAAAATGAAAAAGCAGAACAAATTTACAATAAGCAGAAAGTCCTTCAAAAATATTGGGATGGAGAGAAAGTTACTACGTTCTACAATATGGAAATACATGCTGATAGTAAGCACGCTGTTAATTACCTTATTCAATCTACATTTGCTCAACTTGCTCTTCGTCAAATGATTAAGGTATTTAACTTTCTCAAAGGTCGTAAATCCTATATTGCTTTTACTGTCCACGATAATGTTGTTATTGATTTAGCACAGGAAGACAAGAAAGACCTAAAGCAGATTATCGATATCTATTCTAATACTGACCTTGGAAAGTTCAAAGTAAACCTAAAAGCAGGGTCAAATTACGGAGAATTAAAGAAGTTTTAACTATTTATGGAAAGAGGTATCTGAAATGGAACAAATTGTCATGCAACTCGTCCAGATGGAACAACAAATGCGTATCTTCCACTGGCAAACTAAATCATTCGCTAGACACTCAGCGTTTGGTGGAATCTATGGAACACTTGGAGATCTAATAGATACCTTTGCTGAAACTTGGATGGGTAAGAATGGAAGAGTTCGCGTTGCTGGACCTATTGACCTTCAAGATATTGGTGGAGATGTAGAAGGTATTGTAGACGGGTATATAAATACTCTTGTTGGCTTTACCGATATACTTGATCCACAAAAAGATACAGACCTTCTAAACATTCGTGATGAAATTTTAGGAGAGTTCAATAAACTCAAATACCTTCTCACCCTTAAATAATGGATAAGATACTTCAAAATTGGGATAAATTCCTAAACGAGCAAACAGAGCCTTACCAAAGAAAGATGAAGGCAAAACATTCTCGTTTAAAGAAAAGAGTTATAGGTCATGGAGGTCAAAAAGCTGGTCCTCCGTATACTCAAAAGCCTTCTATGGAACGTTCTAAATCTGCTCCTCCTATGGGAGAAGGTCTTGATGAAGGATTTATGGATTTCTTTAGAAAGAAGAAACCAGAAGAACAACCAAAAGAAAAACAACCAGTTACAATTCCTCCTTATACAGATTATAACCAAATAGGAAATACTAATATATACGTTGGAAGATTTCCTATGCAAAAGGGTAGCGATGATAATAGGGTATTTCAACCAGATGTATTGGAAAAATTTGATAAAATATTCTTAGTTGCAGATGAAGAAGTAGATTTCTTAAAATCAAAGCAACCAGATATACTTGGTGATACGCAAGACAATAAAGAAAATAAAATTGTTGCTACTGAAAAGAGGATTGATGATAAAGCTAATCCAAATAAAGAACAACTTGATTATATGGAAGAATTAGCCTTAAAAGCAAGCAAAACAGAGGGTAACGTTTTAATTGCCTGTAGTGCTGGTAAAAATCGTTCATCAGCTATAGCAGCAAGAGCAATAGCCTTAAAACAAGGTGGAGTTAAAAGCGATCAAGATTTAGATAATATCGTCAATATGATAAGAAGCGCAAGAGGACCAAGTGCTTTAGCTTATACTCACAGGCACATGGTAGGGTCAGTAGACAAAAATAAGCCACCTCAACATGATGCTTTTATAAACTTTATTAAGAATGGTCCAACTTCTACCCTTGAAGAAAGTTTGAGAAGAGTTATAAGAAGATTGATCAGAGAACAACATGGAAGAAAACGATACACCTAATTCAGTATTAGTTATAGTTCAAAAGGGTAACAAAATCCTTGTAGTAGAAAGATCTAAAACTGATCAGTGGATGCCTCTTCACTGGTCATATCCAGGGGGTCATATTCAAAAGGATGAAACTCCTTATTATGCTGCAAAGAGAGAACTTGAAGAAGAAACTGGTCTTAAACCAAAAACAGTAGTTTATACTGGTATTCGTGATACTGCTAGTGGTAAAATGTATATCTATCTTTGTGATGAATTTGATGGTGATGTAGAACTAAACTTTGAACATTCAAAACACAAATGGATTACTTATGATGAAATTGAAGATCTAAAAAAGAAAACACCATTTATGAAGCAAATTGCTGCTACTGCACTTGGTATTCCTATGGGGTATTAATGAATATAATTGGCCTTGGTAAAACAGGTTGTGGAATAGCTCAAAAGTTTAGCAAATACCCACAATATAAAATATTCAAACTATCTATTGAAGAAGGAACTATTGATGAACAATCAACACCAGAAGAATATGAGAGCAAAACAAGCCTCGCTCCTTTTGCTCTGGACGGTCCTATTGATTTTATTTTAGGTGGTGATGAAACTATTATCGCTGCTTCCCTAAAAATATTGGAGGGTTACAAAGACCATGAGATCAGAATCATATATATTAGACCTTCTCAACGTTTCACTACAGGACTTCAAAGAGCAACAGATAAGGTTGTATTTAACGTATTACAAGAGTATACACGTTCTAACAAATTTAGCTCTTTCTATGTAATCAGTTATGAAATGGTAGCTAAGATGGTTGGCAAGATTCCAATTGTTGGTTACTACGATAAACTTAATCAAGTTATAGCAGATACAATCCATATGCTTAATTATCTCGATCATATTGAAGGAGCTATGGATACCTTTATGGATATGTCACCAACATATTGCCTAAAAACGATTGGCTTAATGGATATGAACTCTGGAACAGAAAGTTTATTTTATGATCTTGACGATGTAAGAGACAAGAGATACTATTACTCCATCAACGACGAACAACTAAACAACGATGGTGATTTGTTCGATAGTATAAACGAACAAATAGAAGAAAAAATAACAGACCTTGCTAAAGCGATGTTTGGTGTTTATTCTTCTCAATACAAAGACAATTATTGTTATGTCGTTTATTCCTCTCCACATATACAAGGTGTAAAGTGAACCCAATTATAGTTAGAAATTCCAAGATACCAAAGCTAATGAGTTTAGTAATAGATGTATATGCTATTACCCTTTTCCCGTTTATCTTTGTTGAAGATGATGGAAATTGGGTTACAATTAATCACGAAAGTATACACATTAAACAACAAGCAGAATTATTTGTAATACCTTTTTATATACTTTACGGTTATCAGTGGTTAATGAACCGACTTAAAGGTATGAATGGTGAACAAGCTTACTACAATATTCAATTTGAATTAGAAGCTTACCAAAATCAAACTGATCAAAACTATCTCCAAAACAGAAAAAGAATGGCTTGGAGAGATTATAAACAAGAAGAGAAGATATCATGAAATCTTTTACAGGAACATTTTTGAAGAAAGACGGAAGTTCAAGAACCATGAGCTTTGTTAAGGTAAAGGACTTGCCAGAAGCTTTCTTTGATGGTAAGGTTAAAGGGACAGGGAAGCCAAGAACTCTGGCGGAAGGGTCCGAAATGGTTTATGATTTGGATGCTAAGGAATTTCGTATCTTCAATCATAATACAGTCGTCGGTAACATTATCGAAATGGAACTTGACGATGATTTGCTAGTAGGTTAGAATGATAACATGGCGGTTGAAGAGATTTGTTCAACCGTTCTTAAAACAACAAGGAGTATTAAAATGGCACTAGATATGAGCAAAATGAAGAACAAGCTTGAGAAGCTTGCTAATAACGGTAAGGAAAGCAATAATTCTGTTAAATGGAAAATGGAAGAGGGTCAACACTCTGTTCGTATTGTTCCAACTGATGATGGTGATCCATTCAAGGAGCTTTATTTCCACTACAAGGTTGGTGGTAAAACAGTTCTTTGCCCCAAAAAGAACTTCAACGATGAATGCCCTGTCTGTAACTTCGCTTCCCAACTTTGGAAGGAAGGAACTGCTAATGAAGACAAGTCAAGCCAGAAAATGGCTAAGGAACTCTTCCCCAAGCAGCGTTTTATGTCTCCTGTTCTAGTCCGTGGTGAGGAGGCTAAGGGTGTTCAAGTATGGGAATACGGTAAGCGTGCCTATGAGACGATGATTGGTCTTGTTCTCAATCCAGAATACGGAGATATCACCGATCCACAAGACGGTCTTGATCTTGTAATTGATTACTCTAAGCCACCTGTAGGAGCTAAGGATCAATTCCCAGAGACAAAGATCACTCCTCGTCGTAAATCCTCCCCACTTTGTTCTCCAGAATACGGTGGTCCAGCAAAGTGTAAAGAAATCCTCGATACTATCCCAGATTTCTCCAAGCTTTATCCTCGTCAAACCACACAAGAAGTCCAAAAGGTTCTTGATGCCGCACTTGCTACCGATGAAAGTGCAGAGGAAGAGTCCAAAGAGGTAGTCCGCGAAGGCAAAGCCAAGAAAGCAAAAGGCGCAGAAGCAGTAGACGACGCCTTTAATGAATTTGCTGGTTAATCTACACTAACTGAGCGGGTGTATCTTTCGGGGTATGCCCGCTCTTTTCATATACAAAGGAACAAAATGGCTAAAAAAACAACGACTCAAACAACGACAAATGGTAAATTATCAATAGCTCAATTAAAAGATATGATTAACAAAAAAGCTGGTGCTGAAGTAGCATTTAATCTTGTTGATGATAACCCAACAAACGTAACAGAATGGATACCAACAGGTTCACGCTGGCTTGATTCAATTATTTGTAAAGGTAAATTAGCTGGAATTCCTGTAGGTAAAATTGTAGAGATTGCTGGTCTTGAAGCTTCTGGTAAATCATATATGGCTGCTCAAATTGCGGCTAATGCTCAAAAGATGGGCTTTAATGTTATTTACTTTGACTCCGAATCTGCTCTTGACTCTCAATTCTTGGCTAATGCTGGATGCGATGTTGGTCAGCTTCTATATGTTCAAGCTCAATCGGTAGAGTTTGTTCTTGAAACTATCGAAACAACCCTAAATGAAAGAACCCTTTATATTTGGGACTCACTCGCTTTAACCCCAGCAAACGCAGACCTTGAAGGTGACTTTAATCCTCAATCTTCTATGGCTCAAAAACCTCGTATTCTTTCAAAAGGAATGTCGAAGTTAGTTCAGCCTATTGCTAATGCTCACTCAACGGTTATAGTGTTGAACCAGCTTAAAACGAACATCACCAGCACGCCCGCAGAAGCCCTTGTAGAGCCTTATTTCACACCAGGAGGCAAAGCACTACCTTATGCTTATTCGCTCCGTATATGGCTTACAGGGCGTAAATCAAAGGCATCCTATGTTACGGACGAGAAGGGTTTTAGGATTGGTTCAGAAGTAAAAGCAAGATTAAAGAAATCTCGTTTTGGGACAGAAGGTAGAGAATGTACTTTCAAAATCTTATGGGGTGGTGAAGATATTTCTATCCAAGATGAAGAATCATGGTTAGAAGCAATTAAGTCCTCTCCTCACTTTGAACAAGCTGGTGCATGGTCCTCAATTGTTTATGAAGATGGAACAAAAGAGAAATTCCAAGCTGCTATGTGGAACGAGAAGCTACAAAGTCCAAAGTTTAGGTCAAGAGTTCTTGAAATTATGGATAAAGAATTGATTAAGAACTTTGAAACAAAAGAAGGTCACGCATCAAATTATTATAATATTGATGGTGAAGGACCAGACGATATAGACGCAGAAGTAGAATAAAACAAAGGCTTCCTAGGGGTTGACGCTCTTAGGAAGCCTTGTTACTATCTTGGTGTTGGAGATTGAACATCATGGAGTCGGACCCGAAGTTGTCTAAGAAGAAGCAGCGGTTTATTGACCTTGCCGCACGAATCGCACAGCAGACCGAGTTTAAGGAATACAAGCATGGTGCCGTTCTTGTTCGTGCTGGAGCCGTTCTAAATACCTCTTGTAACAAGAACAAGTATAAGGCATGGGCAAATCAGTTTCGTAAGAAGCAGCGTGGTCATGCTACTGTTCATGCTGAGATTGGTGCTATTCTTGGTCTTGATCGTTCTGTGACTGAGGGTGCTACCATTTATGTTGTTCGCGTTGGAAAGTGTGGAGATCTGAAGAACTCTAAGCCTTGTCCGATGTGCGAAGCTGCTATGCAGTATGTGGGCATCAAGAAGGTTGTTTATTCCTCCGAAGATGGTAAGATTGAAACTATGAGGATTTATAATGAGTGAGAATAAAATTACCTATAGTGCTATATACCAACCCTACCTTGATTACAATAATCCTTGGGAAAGAGCCAAAGAGGGTTGTTGGATAATCAGAAAGAAAGATGGGACAACTTCTACTCGCCGTCTTACAGAAGAAGAAATGGTAGAAGGACTAGAACAAGTTCATTATGCTATGGCTGTTAGTTGTGATATAATGATGAACAAGATGTTGGACCTTCAAAATAGTGGTCGCTCTTTGTCTATTAGTGATATTGTTCTTGAAACTATTAACGCTGTTGGAAGCGAAATCAAAAGGAGAAAAAATGAACCAAATATGGGAAACTGAAATTACCAATAAGTATCCAAAGACCTTCGCTCGCCTTTCTTACTTTGAGTGTTCTGGCGGTTGGAAAGACCTTATTGCTGAAATCGCAGAGGTTAGCGAGAAGTATAATAATACTCAAGTAAATAGCGATTATCATATTACGGCAGCACAAGTTAAGGAAAAGTTTGGAGGACTTAGGTTCTATATTGATAGCGGCGAGGAATGTCCGCATGAAGTTTATCTGGAAATCTCCAATCTTATTGCCGAAGTAGAAAATAGGTCTTATAAAATTTGTGAGGTTTGTGGAGAAGAGGCCCAAAAGAGGCGCGAAAGGTCTTGGGTTAAAACTCTGTGCGATAAACATGCTTAATGTGGGCGATTTAGTATGGGTTAATAAATTTAGTCCATCATTTAGCTCACACCTATTAGCGGATACTCCAATAGGGCAACAAACCTTATTTAGAGAGTATTCGCTTTTAGGTATTGTTATGGAAATTTATCCAGATATTTATTGTGTTTATCTTACCGAAGCCCAAAGTTACAAATATTTATATAAGGAGGATGTTATTAAATGCCAAGATTGATGATTGTAGATGCTCTTAATATGTTCATTAGAGCATACATTACAAATCCTACCCTATCTCCAAATGGACAACCAGTTGGAGGTGTAGTTGGCACGATTAATATTCTTCAAAAGCTTATTAAACAAACTCAACCAGACCAAATTATTATTTGTTGGGATGGTGAGAATGGCTCTAAAAAGCGAAAGAGTATGAATTCTAACTATAAAGAAGGTCGTAATCCTATTCGTCTTAATCGTGATGTAAGAAATCTAGACGAGAACCAAGAACTTGAGAATAAAATCTGGCAACAAACAAGATTGGCTGAATATTTTAATAACTTTCCAATCATTCAGTTTATGTATCCTAATATTGAGGCAGATGATTTAATTTCTTATGTTGCTACCCATTCTCATTATAGAGATTGGCAGAAAGTAATTGTATCCTCAGACAAAGATTTTATACAACTTGTTAACGATAAAACAATTCTTTTTAGACCTATTCAAGAACAAATCTTAACTACCAAAAAAGTATTAACAGAATTTGGTGTTCATCCTAACAATTTTGCTTTAGCTAGGGCTGTTGCTGGTGATGCTTCCGACAATCTTAAAGGTGTTGGAGGAGTAGGAATGAAAACACTTTCTAAGCGTGTTCCTCTTCTTCAATTAAGTGAATTCTGCACGGTTGATAAACTTGTTGAGTATTGTGCTAATCAAGATCAAAAGATTAAATGTTTTACTTCAATCGCATCAAGCCGTGAGGCGATTAGCGACAATTATCGCCTCATGCAACTAGCGACTCCACATATCTCTCCACAAGTTAGAAGTCATATGAATGAAACATTAGAAACCTTCCAACCAGAACTAAACCAATTAGAGTTTAAAAAGATGTCTATACAAGATGGTTTTGGAACTGTAGATCATTCATATTTGATTACAGCTATGAAGAAATTTGTCGCTAATGGCACTATTTAGGGTATGCAACAAAAATTAATACTAGAGAACTGGCGTAAATTTCTTAAAGAAGAAGTTGAGGGCTTAGACTTAGTTAAGCAAGAAACTGAAGAAAGTTTAGAAGATACATCAACCACCAAAGCTCAACCAACAGTTCAGCAACAACAACAAACTATTGAAGATACTATAATTGGAAATTTAGAAAACGATCTAAATAAAGCTAAACAAACAGCAGAATCAGAAGGTATTAATAAATCAGAACTTCAAAATGCTATACTTGATAAAGTAAAAGAAATTCTTAAAGAATCAAAAAAGAAAAAGAAAAAGAAATCTGGTGACCGTTGCACAAGAATAGCAAAACGTAAATATGATGTTTGGCCTTCTGCTTATGCTTCTGGAGCCGTTGTAAAGTGTCGTCAAGGAAAGATTTGGAAAGGCGTAAGCGAAAATGCCTCCGATCAAGAAATTGACGACGCTTTATTACTAGAAGAAGTAGAAATTATTGAAGAAGCTAAAAAAAAAGCTTATAAACCAAACTTCTCAAAAGAAAAAGAGCAAGGTCTTCACGGATGGTTTGCTCGTAACGATGGAAAAGGTTGGGTAAATTGTAGAACTGGTGGTCCATGTGGAAGAGATAATGCCGATAAAGGTGGTAAATACCCAGCTTGTAGACCAACAAAAGCACAGTGTAAATCTGCTGGTAAAGGACCATTAAGAAAAAAGAAATCTTCTTCTCCTATCTCATGGACGAAAAAGAAAAAGAAGGACTAATTAAAACATGACTAAATATTCATCATTTAACCAACAACAACTAATAACTGAAAGTTGGAGAGCGTTTCTTATCGAACAAGAACAAACTCAACCACAGCAACCACAGCAACTACAAAATCAACAAAATAATCAAAATCCTGTAAAACAACCTAATATATTACAGTTAGTTACAGCATCAAATACTAAATTAAAGGTTACCCAACCAGGACCATCAAACAAAACAAAAGAACAACTCAATAATCAACAAAATATTAATAATTTAAAAACATTACTTAATAAAAAAGATTACAAAGGTTTTCTAGAAGCTTTTACAAAAATTCTTAACACTGATCCAAATAGTGGTGATAGAGAAGAAGTAATAAATAATGCAAATTTATTGTTTAATAAAGGAAGAACTTATAATTTTAAAAAATCAGATAATCCAAAAACATATACAAGAAAAGCTCAAATAAATGAAAAACAATATGGACCAATAGCTTCTACTATAGAAGGAGGTTTTTCTTTAGCTAAAAAAGGTTTGCTAAATTTAGGCGACGGAGATATTGAAGCAGGTTTAAAAAAGTTTGTAGGTGCCTCAGCAACTATGGTATTAAGTAGCATGATAATTTCAAATGTAGTTAATATGCTTCAAAAAGCAGATCCTACAGATTTACAAGACACTTTACAATTAATAGATCATTTAAAAAATTCATTATCAATATCAAATCCAGCACAATTAGTCAAAATGTTTCAAACAGTACAAACTGCCAAAGGAATATCAGAAAGTAGTTTATACGATGATGCCCATTTAGATGATGGAACTCTTGTTTGCCCACAGTGTTTGCAAGAGTTACTTGAAAATGATACAGGAATTCTTCAAGAAGCTAAATATCAAGGTAAAACAGTTACACTTAACAAGCCCATGAAAGGTGATGTTAAGAAATCAAAAGTTTATGTAAAGAACGAAAAAGGTAATGTTGTAAAAGTAAACTTTGGCGACAAGAATATGAAGATTAAAAAGAATATTCCAGCAAGACGTAAATCTTTTAGAGCACGCCACAACTGTGAAAACCCAGGACCAAAGACCAAAGCTCGTTATTGGTCTTGTAAAGCTTGGTAGTTGACTTCTCCAGCTAACCGTATTACTATCTAATTCCCCAATAGGTGTCTTATGACGACAACAGAAAAGAACGATTTCAGTCGTTTTGGCCGCGCATTTCAAGAAAATCTGGTTCAACTGATTCTTCTTGATAGACCTTTTAGCGATCAAATTCGTGAAGTGTTCTCAACAGAATTTCTTGAACTTAAATATCTTCAAGCATTTGTAAATCTTATCTTTAGTTATAAAGACAAATATAAGATTCATCCTACGTTTGATATTATGACTACGCTTGTTCGCACAGGTCTTGAAGATCAGAACGAGACAGTCCAAAAGCAAGTTCGTGATTACTTTGCCCGTATTCACGATAAAGAACCAGATGGTGCGGATTTTGTTAAGGAAACCTCACTTGATTTCTGTAAAAAGCAAAAGCTAAAAGAAGCTATGTTGAAGTCGGTAAAGCTTCTTCAAACTGCTTCTTTTGATGAAATTTCTAAAACTATTAACGAAGCTCTAAAGCTTGGCACCACATCTGACTTTGGTTATGATTATCTTGTAGATTTTGAAAAGCGATTCCAACTTAAATCTCGTAATCCACTCTCTATGGGTTGGGCTGAAATTGATTCTATCTGTAAGGGTGGTCTTGGAACAGGAGAGCTTGGAGTTGTAATTGCTCCTACAGGTGCTGGTAAATCGATGGTTCTTGTCCATCTTGGAACGGAGGCGATTAAGGCTGGCAAAACCGTAGTTCACTATACCCTAGAGCTTGCTGATTCAGTTGTTGCTTCACGTTACGATAGTTGTCTTACGGGTATTGAATTGAAGAATCTGTTTTCATTTAAGGAGCAGATTTTCCAATCAGTCCAAGAACTTGCTGGAAAACTAATTGTTAAGGAATATCCTACCAAATCTGCTTCTACAAATACTCTAAAGCTTCATCTTGAGAAGCTAAAAATTAAGGGCATCAAACCAGATATGATCATCGTTGACTATGGTGATCTTCTTCGTCCTATTTCTAATCAAAAGGAGAAGAGACAGGAACTTGAAACTATTTATGAGGAGCTACGAGGATTAGCCCAAGAGAATACTTGCCCTGTTTGGACCGCATCACAAACAAATCGTTCTGGTCTAAACGCAGAAGTTATTACTATGGAAAGCATTAGCGAAGCATTTAACAAGTGCTTCGTAGCAGATTTTATTTTCTCTGTGTCACGAACTGTTGAAGATAAAACCACTAACTCTGGTCGTATCTTTGTAGCTAAAAACCGTAATGGTCCAGATGGTCTTGTCTATCCAATCTTCATGGATACTTCTAATGTCAAGATTAAAGTATTGCCCTCGACAGGAGAGACACCATCGGATATAATGGTTAAAAGTTCAAAAGAACAAGAAGACAACCTAAAGAAGAAATATTCTAAATATAAGAAAAAGAAAACGGAGAACGAAGATGTATAGTAAAGAAGAGGTTAATGCTAATAGCGTTTCCTATTTTAATGGTGACGAATTGGCAGGTAACGTATTTACAACAAAATACGCCCTAAAAACTAAAGATGGTAAGTATTTGGAGTCAAACCCAGATCAAATGCACCAACGTATAGCCAAAGAATTTGCTCGTATTGAAGCAAAGTTTGGTGGTGAGACAGCATTAGATTACGATACAATTTATAATGATATTAAAAACTTTGGTTATATCGTTCCACAAGGTTCTCCTATGTATGGAATTGGTAATAACGAGACAGTAGCATCACTATCAAATTGTGTTGTAGTTGCTTCACCAGAAGATAATGTTTCATCAATTATGGATTCTGGTAAACATCTTGCCAATCTATTTAAGCGTCGTTGTGGCGTTGGTATTGATATTACTAATTTACGCCCAGAAGGTATGATTGTAAATAACTCAGCAGGCACTACAACAGGTGCTTGGTCATTTGCTGATTTCTACTCCTATGTTTGTAGAATGATTGGTCAAAATGGTCGTCGTGGTGCTCTTATGATTTCAATTGATGTAAGACATCCAGATGTATTTAAATTCGTTAAGATGAAGCATGACTTAACAAAGGTAACAGGTGCAAATGTCTCAATTAGAATCTCAGACGATTTCATGGAAGCTGTGGAGCAAGATCAAGATTTTACTTTGCGATATCCTGTTGATTCCGCTGTTCCTACTTATACTAAAAACATTAGAGCCAGAGAGTTATGGAAAGATATTGTTGATTCCGCGACAAAAACAGCAGAACCAGGACTCTTGATGTGGGGTAATATTGAGAAGTTCTTGCCAGCAGAAAGCTACAAAGATCATGGTTTTAAGACACTAACTACTAATCCATGTGGCGAAATTCCTCTTTCAGCTTACGATAGTTGCCGTCTTGTTTCTGTGAACCTTAAATCATTTGTAGAGAATTCATTTACGAATGATGCTAGATTTAATTTTGATCTCTTTAAGAAAGTCACTAAGCGTGCTATGCGTTTGTCCGACGATCTTATTGAGCTTGAAATTGAGAAGCTTACAAAGATTCTAAACGCTTGCGATACACCAGACGAAAAAGAGCTTTGGACTAATCTTCTTAGAGCTTGTGTGGACGGACGTAGAACAGGTCTTGGAACACACGGATTAGCTGATGCTTTGGCTTGTCTACAAATTCCTTATGACTCTACTCTTGGTCTTGCGATGATTGACGAAATCTATCGCACACTAAAAGAAAGTGCATATGGTGAATCTGTTTGGCTTGCAAAAGAACGTGGTTCATTCCCTGTATTTGATTGGGAACTTGAAAAAGATAATGCTTTCATCAAATCTCTTCCAAGTGAAATTCAAAATGCAATTAAGACATTTGGACGCAGAAATATTAGTATTCTAACAAATGCTCCAACAGGTTCTGTTTCAATTATGTCTCAAACCTCTTCTGGTCTTGAACCTGTATTCCGTAATTTCTATATTCGTCGTCGTAAACTTTCTCATAATGAGCAAGATCAAACTGCAACATTCGTAGATGCAGTTGGAGACAAATGGACTGAATATAAAGTTTACCATCAAAATGTTCAAGAATATTTGAAACTCTTTAATACTGATGAAGTGCCAGATTTCTTTACTGAGTCAGACAAAATCGATTGGAAGCGTCGTGTTGAAATTCAAGGAACAATCCAAAAACATATTGATCATTCAATTTCTTCTACAATCAACCTTCCAAAAGGAACTACACCAGAGACAGTCGCAGAACTTTACCAACTTGCTTGGAAACACGGCTTAAAAGGCGTTACAGTTTATGTTGATGGTTCCCGTGATGGTGTCTTAATTACAGAGACAAAAAAAGAAGAATTCCCACAACATAATGCTCCAAAACGTCCAACAACACTTGAAACTGATATTCACAACCTTACAATTAAGGGAGAGAAATGGACAATTCTTGTTGGTCTAATGGATGGTAAACCTTACGAAGTTCTTGGAGGAGCAAATAAAATTGTAGACCTTCCAAAGAACGCAAAGAAAGGACAACTTCTAAAAGTTTCAACTGGTAAAAATCAAGCTCGTTATGATTTAGTAGTTGATGATTTGACTGTCAAAGATGTTTCAAAAGTATTTGATAATCCAAATTACTCAACCTTTACCCGTTTACTTTCTCTTTCACTTCGTCATGGTGCTCCAATTAACTATGTTGTAGAACAAATGCAGAAAGAGCAAGATGCAGATATGTTCTCGTTTGCTCGTTCAATTGCAAGAGTTCTAAAACACTATGTCCCAGATGGAACAAAAGCCACAGGAGTAAAAACTTGCACAGAATGTGGATCAACTAACTTGATTTACCAAGATGGATGTGCTACTTGTGCTGACTGTGGAAATTCAAAGTGCGGCTAATCTAAAAGCTTGACGATAGCCTCCATATTGGTTAGTTTACTATGACTAATATGGAGGTTATTTATGTCTGCAAAATGTAATCATTTAGTCCCAGCTTTAGAACAAAACAAAAAATGTGTAAGCTCAGATCCAAATAGCAGAACACATTTTTGGATACCAACAGGATATATAGAAGCAAAAATCAACAATACTATAAGAGTTGACTTTATCTGCAAATACTGTGAAAAAAGAGTTACAAACTTCTTAGACAAAGAAGAATATGAATTAAACAAAAGGTTATTAGGTGCATAATGTATTATTTATCCCCACGAAACAATTACTTGCTAATCGAACCCCTAGAGGTTATAGAAGAGAAACCCAAGCAAGCTTTCCTTCTTCCAACTGATTACAAGGAAAAGGAAAACCCATACAAAGTTATGCGGGTTATTGAAGATTCAACTGATAAGTATAAACCAGAAAGTTTAATTTTGGTTCCATCACATATGATTGAAGAAATTGAATTAGAAGGTCAAAAACACTTTCTAGTTACACAAAACTATGTTATAGCAACAGTCACACAGGAGTGAAAATGTCTCAAGAAGTCGTAACGTCCAAAGAAGATAATATCGCAAGCTACATCCGTCAGCTTGCTTCAATTGAGGCTTGTATTGAACCATTTAAGGAGCAAGCAAAAGACCTTCGTAAAGATTATGTAGAGAAGGGTTGGCTTACCAAAGAAGACATTAAAAGTGCTGTAAAAGCTTATCGTCTTTCAAAGTCCAAAATTAATATGGACCAGCTTGTTGAAAGTCATAATACACTTGTAAGCAAAAACCTTATTAGTGAGGAATAATATGGATCCTATTGTAGAACAACCAGCATTACCACCAGAAGAAATGCCAGCACTAGAAGTGGGCGAAGAGAACCAATTTACTTCTTCTACTGTTCAAGCTTCAAATGTAATAAATGATAGGGAATATCCAAGCTTATACGATACTTATGGAACAACTATGATTGCTATTGTATTTGCAGTAGCAATCGTAACAGGTGTAATTGGATTAGTTCAGTATATCTATCGTAGGGCAAGTTCAGATCATTCAGCACTTACACAATTTGTTACAACTATGTTTGCTCTTATTGCTGGCGTATTTGTAGCTGATAAGATTGTTGCTGGACCTTCAACAGAACTTCTAAACGGTCAAGAGTCACTTAAAGTTCTGGAATTTATCCAACAAACTTGTTTAATGGTGTTTGCGTATTATTTTGGAACTAAAGCACAACCACCAGCAGACGGTCCCTTAAATAAAGAGGAATAAATGAAATCTATTGAGTTATATGGTGATGGAATTGGTAAGGTTGAACTTGTAGAAAGTATGGGTTCAGATCTTACTGTTGTTAATTCAGCGCGTGTAAGTTTTGGGAAGCACAAAGAAGAGCTAGATGATAAGGATGAAAAACTTATTGATTATCTTATTCGCCATAAACATACTTCTGTATTGGAACACTGTCTTGTAACTTTTAGATTTAAAGTTCCTCTGTATGTTCGTTCTCAACATCACAGGCATCGCACTTGGTCTTATAATGAGATATCAAGGCGATATACTGAAGAAAACTTACAGTTCTACCAACCAGAAGAATTTAGAACGCAACACAAGTCAAATCGACAAGCCAGCAATAATGAAAACCTAATTAATCCTTGGGTAGAAGAACCAGATCAGTGGATTCAAGGACGTAGGGTTAGTGACGCACTTAAGGACCATCACGAAGATAGTGTAAAGCTATACAATAAATTGATGGAACTTGGTGTTTGTCGTGAGCAAGCAAGGGGCGTTCTTCCACAAAATCTCTATACTGAATATTATGGAACAGTAAATCTTGGTAATCTACTTAAGTTTATTGACCTTAGAACCCATGAAGGCGCACAGTGGGAAATTCAAGTTGTAGCTCAAGCTTGTTTGGAGATTGTAAGCGATCTATATCCAAAGACAGTAGCAGCTTATCGTCGTATTCTTGATGAAAAAAGAAATACATAAATACGATAAAATAGTAATAGGTTCGACCCTTGAAGGTTTGCTTTATGCTTATCTTCACGGGTTGCCTTTGTTTTATTCGGTTGCTAAAGTTCCAACAGAATTTGAAGCTTTAGAAGTTGATGATAATTTTTGGGGTGCATTAGACCATGAAAACATACCAAGAACGATTAAAACAAGTGAAGGTGAGTTAACTATAGGTTCCAGCAAGTTAGAAGTATGGAACAAATTATTCTTTTCATTATCTATGTCTGGTTTATTACCATGCACAAATATACAGACGTTAAGAATAGATGATGAACTTGTTAAAATAACAACTCAAAACAATAGATTAATAAAATTACAACCAAAAGAAATCTTGTTGTTTGATGATGAAGGCGTAGAAGGTTTAGCAAGAGCCTATAAAATGAATAAAAGGCTTATTGTATACGATTGGATGATATTTCATTTTCTTATGATTAACTTTGATTTTACTATGGTTCAAACAGAATGGGATTATGGTAATAAATTATGGTTTTTACAAGCTGGTGGAAATCGTCCCGCTGATGGTTGTTTAATCTCTTATGTAAGTGGTCAAACAGAATTACAAAATGACTTGACTGATTACATCTTGCGGTTTACATTAAAAAGTATCTTCAAAAAATACAACATGAAGGGACAAAATAATGGTTATCGTCCTAATGGTGTTAAAAACTATAGACCAATTAAATATGAGTTTATAGACAGACAAGTCGTTAAAGAAAAACCACATTTATATCATGATTGGGATAATGTTAAATCCATGACCCATCTAACAATCAAAGATATTTTTGAAGAGAAAAAAACAACTAACTATGTGATGTATAAAACATGCTCGAAATTGACACAGAAAACAGGACAAATAAAGGGAGTTTTCATTTAGCAGGTATTGTTCCTGTTTCTGGTGAAGCTCTTGATTTTAAAATGCCTTGGCACGATAGTTTGATGCCTATTGGACCAAACTATACTATGGTAGAAAGAG